TGTAGTACCTTAATTAAGGAGGTTTATGTTTATCTGCCCGAGGACAGACTTTGGTTAAGTTTGAACCGTGCGCACGATGCTTGGTTCTTTCTAATCTAATGTTATCCCGAAACTTCCAAAAATATCCGCTTTCACGAAAAAATTATAATTTGCCATAAAATACCCACGATACGGATCTCGTATCGTGGATTGTGAGCAATATAAGTTAAGTCTCGGCATTCTCTTTTTTGATCTTTTTAATTGTATCACTCATGAGAGAGACTTTCTTCAAAAGAACACTATAGATTTTCTGAGTCTGATCCATATCGACCGTTTGGAAGTCAAGGCTAAGGGCGTATTCAATCTGGCCCCTAGTGACCAAAAGATCTTTCTGAATACGGAGTAACTTTACACGACTATCAACGGTCACTACTTGGCTGATGGCAGCTGAAACGCTATCGTATAGAACGCTGACGGTATCTTCAAGCTTTCGGTGTTGACGGAATAGCTGAATTCGTTCGTTGATATCCTTTACCTTGTTATCCCCATCGGCATTTTGCTGATTAGGATCTTGGGCAGGTTGGGCATTCGGATCTTGTTGTGGAGCAGCGTTAGGATCCTGACCGCCTTGGTCTGGATTTTCAAGGTTTTCACCGGATCCGTCATCTTGGCCACCTTGGTTACCTTGTTGTTCGCCACCTTGGTCTGGATTTTCAAGGTTTTCACCGGTGCCATTATCCTGACCGCCTTGATTACCTTGGTCATTACCACCTTGATCGGGATTCTCAAGGTTTTCGCCAGTATCACCTCCACCTTGCGCTCCGGCTTCATTATTCCCACCTCCGGCGTTATCATCCGGATTCTCTAGGGATTCACCCGTTCCGTCATCTTCAGCCTTGAAGATAGAAACGAACATTTCTTCATCCTTATCTGTAAAGACTTTCTTTTCGATAGGACTTTCAGCTTGTTTAATGATGTCGTCAAAATACATATCATACCTACGAATTGTTTACATTATGGAGTTGTGGCCTTGTAAACAAAAAAAAAACAACGTGGCTTGGCGTTGCTTTTTATTTCTAAATCCACCAGAATGCTCGCTTCCGATGTTCTAGCTTTTACTACTTCTTTTCTCCGCTGACCGGAACGTTAGATATAGAATAGGAACGTTAATAGAGTAACGCGTCTTCGTGAGGCTTCTACACACACTTTTTTCTTAGCGGTGCAGAAACGAGCATCATGCCTCCTTCCCAGAACTATGCTTAGTGATCTAAACTACAGCATTTTGGTCTTTCGACTACTGGCTTCCCTGTGCCACAGGGCGTTGATGGCTCGCCATAGGAACATAGATTCCCTTAGGCTTCTTTATGGTTTTACAGGCGACCCCAACGGCGATCGCTTCAAACGCGGTATCTTGTTTTACCTGCCGCGAAGTTCTACCCTTACTATCATCAGGTAGGAGTGCCACGAAATTGGATGCAGGTTTGCTACATCTTCTTCTCGTTCGTTTCTCATGATTTAATATGGTTTTATAACCGTTAAATCTACGGTTATTTTGCGGCGATCAGATAAAGCCGATTCTTGAACCCTGATAACGAGGGTTCAAGAACAGGTTTTCGCCATAAGATTCTTGCCAGAATCCTTTTGGGACCTTATCAAGCGGAAGGCCCTTAATGGCAAGAGCTTTCTCGACGTAGAAAAGCTTCGAACTAGGACGATACGATAACGCCATACTCATATCGCGCATATCGAAGAAGTAACGGATACCGTTCGTAGTGACGATTTCCATCACCAGATTCTTTCCTTCTTTATGGTGAATGAATATGGCGGTGTCTTCATCTTTGTTACGGAAACGGGCAGTTACCTGTCCGAACCAACTTTCAGTTCCCGTCTTCTCAAGGATCTCGTTCTTTTCGCATGGTTTAAAGCCGCGTCGCAGAAGTGTGATTTTCCACCCTCTGTTTTGTCCCTTTCTAGCCCTTTTAGGGAATTTGAACAAGTCAAGTTTCATAGGATACCTCCAGGTACCATGAACGACAACAACAGCGTTGCCGAACCAATTCTATTTCATATTGGTCATAATTTAATATAGGAAGACGCACGAAAATTATCCGGCATAGCCCAAGAGGACTATGCCAGATATAAAGAGGAAACACAGTAAGAAATGATTACTTCTTCAATGCTTCACGGAGAGCCTTGCCACCACGGAAGCAGACGATGCGAGAAGCTGCAATCGTGACCTTTTCACCAGTACGCGGATTCTGACCCTGACGTTCTGCACGTTCAGAGACGCGGAAAGTGCCGAGACCGTCAATGCGAATCTGACCTTTTTCCTTGAGCATGTCAACGATGCTGTCCTTTACGGCAGCGACGATGACCTTTGCATCCTTCTTGGTGGAAGAGACAGCCTTGGCGACGCGATCAACGAGGTCGAGGCTAGAGAAGTAAGACTTGTCGTTTGTTTTCTTTTTTGTATTAGACATGGTGGGATCCTTTTGTTGTGGGCCGCAGCCCGGTTTCATTATATAGTTAGGTGGAAACTCGAAAAAATACACCAAAACCGAAATCTGATTTATATTATGACTTGAGGGAAAAAATTAAAGTTTCCAATGTCCTGTCTCGGACAACTAGAAATTACAATTCCTAACCCAGAGGTAAAATGGAAGTAGCAGAAGACCAACTCCTTATGGAGCAATGGTACGCTCAGTACCAGTCAGAAAACCCAGAGAAGTTTAACGAAGCCTTCATTTACAATAAAGGCAGTAGCGAAAACATGAAGGATATCATCGCTCATGTTTCAAAGGCGATGGAGAGTACAGGTCATATCAAATATCTCGACTGTACCATAGAAGAAGACGAGTCCAAATTTACAGACATTCACAAGATTGAAGAATCTCGTCTTTACGAAGCGACAATTAGATTCAAGATATTTTGTGTCGAAGATGGTAAACACCAAGAAGAGGAGGTGTCCATTAAATTGTTATTGCCCAGAGTAATTAACAATTTCTTCTTTAAGATAAACGGCATTATGTACTATGCCATTTATCAGATGATCGATCGCGGTACCTATGCTGTTGGCAATAATACGATTGGCTTGAAAACCATGCTAATGCCTTTCGTCATTCGTCGCAAGGAAGAAATCGTAGAAGACATTGAAGGAACGCAATACAGAAATAGAATCATGGAGCTTGACGTCTTTAAGAGAACCGTCAACATCATGTTGTACTATATCTCCGACGGCGGTTGGGATCAGACTCTAAGATTCTTTGGTCTTGACGGTCTTGTAAGTATTACAGACCAAAAGCCGACTCAAGCCGACCTTGTAAACGACGCATACTTCGAAATTGGAAAGAAGTTCTGGTTCAAGGCCAACCGCAATTTCTTGGAACAAGATCGTTGGGTACTTGGAAGTCTGGTATCTCTGTTGTCTAAGGCCAGATTCGAAAGTCTGGAAGACCTTCAGAAACCAGAGTTTTGGAATTTCCAACTTGGAAAGATCTATACAACGACTAAAGACCAAGCCGCAAACAAGGCAGACAAGATTCATACATCAGTTAGACGAATCTTGGATGGATGCACAAGCGACAATATGGTGCATGTGTTGCCTAAAGACAAGAAATCAATTTATCATTTGTTCAGATGGATCCTGTGGTTCTATGATGACCTCATTCGTGAGGACAATATGGACATCAAGAACAAGAGACTCCGCCTGAATGAATACGTGTTGTATCCGTTCATCAAGAAATTAAGTACGGAAACATACCGTTGTTTGAATACTCGCAAGGTGACCATGAAGATTCTGCGCAGTATGTTCAGCAACATCAAACCGAATATTTGCTTGAAACAGCTTGTCACTAACGAACTTCTCCGTTTCGCAAACGGCGTTAACGGAATTGAGCTCTTTAGCGCAGCTATGAAGATTACCCAAGCTGGCCCTCAAGGTCTTACGAACCGTGATAACGTGCCGATGAGATATCGTGGTATTCACGACTCGTATGTGGGTGTTCTTGACTTGGCGTTCAGTAGCGCTGACGATCCGGGCATTACAGCTAGTCTTGTGCCGTTCGTAAAGACGGATGGCGGAGGACTGTTCTTTGATCGCTCCGTGAAATATGTGACTCCGGATCTTCCGGAAGTCTTCATTCCTGTAGGAAAATAAAATAACCGAGTAAGCGGCAAATGGCCTGATCGCTGGCTCCTAACCGGATAAGTCCAGCAATAGCTGAAAGGTATGGCGGATTCCATATGGAATCCGTCTTTTTTTTTATTTATTTTTCATTTGCTCTTGAATCTCTAGGGCCTTAAGCAAAGTAGCTCTGCATCGTTTACACCGATTTTCGGCCCCGATTCCAAAGTGCGAACACTTCCAACACTTATCTAGAATCTTTCGAGTATCTGAGTTGTACTTCAATACACTGTCTCTATGCCTAGTGGCATTATAGTACTCTAGATTGTGCGTGATCCCACTAGAACTGTTGCAACTTCAGATGGTTCTTTCATAGGGCGACCGCGAGTTAAGTTTTGTTACAGCGGCAGATACGGCTAATACCGCAGTATCCGTCTTGAAAACGGGCTTAAATTCTATGATCCCACTGGAATTTACCGTCGGATCCATTACAATTTGAGACTCTTCGCCCGTCTTAACCATGTACACGTCATGGTCGAGAAGACGCTCCATAGCTTGATAGAAGTCATCTGAAAGGACTGTCTTCATAAGTTCGCAAGGAGATTTGTCTGTTCCGGCAAATATCGGCCTTCCGTTCAGAGACAGCTTTGACGGACAGGTAACCTTGCAGCTTAAGTGTAACTTGCTAGAATGCTCTTTCCACATAGAATTAATGCGATTTACAGCGTCGCAATAATTCTTAGTAAGCTCATCCAAGGTGATAGCAGCTCCGTTAAGCTTCTTCTTGAAGAGATTGCTTTTGTAATAAGCCATGAAAAACTTCGTCTCATCAAGGAGTTCATACTCAATCGCAAACCCAATAGAGCTGATAGTCCTTTTCTTGGTTTCATACTCGTTGTTTTCGTTGAGAGGCACAAGAATAATACGCTTTAAGATGCCAGCAAATCTGTCACAGAGGTTCTTAGCCTTAATTAAAGCTTGAGGAAGCTCTTTACGAGCCTTTTCATCTAGGACAAAATTGACAGACATAGGATAGTCATAGATTCCGCTAGGAACATCATCCTCGTATGTCAAGGTATAGAAATCTACACGCGTTTCCAGCTTTAAATCGAAATTACTGTACTCTTCGTTAGTATTCGGAGCCAATTCGAATTCTATTTGCCTAGCAAATCTATACAGCCCTTCGTCATCAAATACGAAGCCGGGATTCATCTTTCGGTCTGTAACTCCGTGAAGATATGATTTTTCGCTCAACTCCTTCCAATAATCCTTGAGCCAGAAATTAGGATTGGACTCTGGAAGATTATCGTTTGTGATGGTATCGTACCACAGCACATTGGCGTGCTCAATGTTTCCGACAATAGACGGCTTGTGGTATAGAATCTCCGCCGCCTTTTCGATACTATAGAACTTGTCGCGCTCCTCTTTGCGTTTAGCTTCTAAGCGTTCCAGTTCTTCCTTTGCTTCTTTGCCGATTTTAATTCCAAACAGAAAGTTCAGAATCTTGTTTATGAGTTTCATCATAGTGGGTTCCTTTTTGGTGGTTATCCGATAAGTCGGACTTGTAATAGAACGTTAGACTTGATTGGATATCCATACCTGACTCTCGCCACCTGAAACTCCGGAAATCCTATCCGGTGGTTTCCTTCTCCTCTCCTTACAACCTCTTCTTATCCTACAAGGAAATCTTTAATTCTATAATTTATAAACCTGATAATAGCTGGAGAATGTAATTAAGTAAATTCTTTAAATTCATTTATTCTTATTTTATTTATTATTATTTATTATTAATAATAATTTTTAAGTATATAGCGTTGATTTAAACACTTCATTGAAAAATTAAGAGGTTATAATGCCAAGTCAGTGTTTTATCGAACTGGAACCTTATATCAACAAAGGCTTAGGAAATCCAGAAAATCAGAAAATCCTAGAAACTCATGTAAAGAAGTATCTAGGAGAGAATGCTCCGGTTTTAGCTAAATCAGATCTTCATGAATGTCCGGGATTTAGTAGAGAAGCTGACCAAGGAATCATGTTTGAATGTATGGGAACTTCTAGAGCACAGTTTGCAGATGTTCTAAAGCGTACTACAAACAGAGATGTTAGAACCGGATGGAGAATGTTCCAGAATGAAATGTATTTAGCCTGTACTATGGCCGTAAGATATTTCGTAAAGACCAATAACAAGAAGATGGCAGAGCTAATTGGTATCTTCTTTGGAGTATGGTTGTATTCTAGCTTACATAGAAAATACTGGGAATTCGGTAACAACGAAGCAGCAATGTCCTATACCATCAACAACTTAAGCAACAAGTTTGACTTAAAGAAGTTTGGAAGCGTTATTGCAGTTTTAAAGAAGATTTCAGATTCTAACTTAGCTAATGCTAAATCACGATTAGTCAGCAAGAGCGATGACGATATCTTTGTATATGCTAGAGACTATCGAACAAGATGCAACAGCTTTATCAAGAATATCGCTAAGGAGTACTACGATAACCTTGAAAACGGCAGGTACATGGTTGTTGATAAGGCCACTGGAATTGACGAAGAAGGCGAAGAATATGCTGTCGAGAGAAATTCCGATAGCGGAGCAATCTTCTCAGCCGCAGAGAGCTTTGAAATTTGGTTCATGACGAATAGGCTTAACGAGCGCTTACTCCGCACGATATCTAGCCTTACTCCTGAAATCAGTCCGGCTAAGTTGGCTAATACCCTTAATAGCATCAAAGCTGACGATAATGGCCGAATCCGTAAGGTACTGACGGGTATGCTCGGGTCTCTTATGGAGTCTCAGAAGGATAATAGCCTTAGAGCTATTCACTCTAAAGAATTTCCGTTGTTCTGTGTTCGAATCTTGTCTAAGAGCAACAGCAAAAACGAATTGGTCATTGGCATGAAGAAGTCCGTAGACGGGTTACTCAACGACTACTGTGAGACCTTCCGAAAGACGAAACGCGAAGCTTCAAGGATTAACTACCGCAAGGCTTTAGTGTTGTATTTCGCTATGGCCCTTCAGATCCAGAGGAAATAACCAGCTGTAGTAAGTTCAGACAATATAAACTCTGAAATGGAGACGCACCCACCATGTCTGATATTACCGCATTCCCAAAATTTAAGCCTAAAGGTTTTAGTTTCTTAGGTTACAAAACCTTAGATAAGAAAACCTATCGTAACACGGAGCTAATGTTATCAAATGCTCCAGTGATGTTTAAAGGAATCAAGAAGTCCATGCCGAATGAAAAGGTCAAGTTCGTTTTGCTTCCTAACAAAGACGGGTCAGGATGGCAATTTGTTAACCTTACAAAAGGTTATATTAGTCCGTGCAAATTTAAAACAAAAGAAGAAGCTCTAGACGATTTCGACAAGAATTATCTGGATAAATATTCCACCATTGGAATCAGGAAATCTGACTAGATGAAGGACTTATCATCGGCGGATTTTGATTCTAAGCACTAAAAAGGCTCCTGGCCCATTCGAGCCAGGAGCGCACCCACCATTGAAGGAGCCATTCGGCACCTCATGTAAAAGTTTTTCAGTAATTATAGTTAGACAGCAAAACTTTCATAAGGCTTCCGAGCGGCATAGCAACGAAAATACAACTGAAGTATAATCGACGAAAATGGAAAGATCTTCTTGGATTACGGGCATTTAATAAATAATGCACAATCAAAAGGAGATTTGCATGAAATACTACTACACAGCCATAAGACTTGGCAAGAAGTTTAAATTTCTTCCGGGCAAAACTAAAGGTAACCGCTTTAGCGCCGGAATAAAAGAAAATGAACCGATATTTGTAATCAGCGAAGAACGCAATAGAAATAAGAATATCATAGAAGCAAAGAATGAAGACCTTGTACTAACAGACGGATTTATCTACCGCTTGCTTTACTCAGAAGGCTTGCAAATTGAAAACCACTCTGGGATGCACCTTGCCTTTGTACTGAACTCTGATAACAAGTACGAAGCAGTTGGAATTCCGTTTGCAATGGCATCAAATCCGTGGATTGATGATATTCCTTACTTGTACATGCTAGGGGATATCTCTATCGAAGAATTGCTGCTTCTTAATACTATTAAGTGCAATTTGTATCCGAATAAGACCTTCGAAGAAAACCTTGAAGAACAAAAATGCACGTATTTCTTTGAGAACAGTTTTGCTGATTTAGAAACTGGCAAGGTATCTGACGAACCGCCCGAAGACAAAGACCACAGATATACTAGTCGCGAGAAGAAAAAGGAATTCTGGGAAGCTATTGTTCCTCCTGAAATCATGAGGAAACCTATTAAAGAGCTTTTCATCTACAACACGGTAGAACCAGAATTAAGCCTTTACCATTACATGAAGGAAGCTAACCTAAAGATTACGGAATCTCATAGAGAACTGATCCAAAGGCATATGTGGTATTTACTTGACCATAAATACTATATTTGCCATGATTACCATGCGAAGTTGTTCCCCACTTTGAAATTGATAGTCCTTAACCTAAAGAATGCTAAGAGCGAATTCGCAAATTCCATTCGTTCTAATGCCGATGAAATCATCAAAGCTTATCAGTCAGAAAACTATTCTAAGTTCTCTTGCCGTTATCACAGCCTATTTCTTAGGGATATCGCCGAGAGCCTTATTATGAAATAAAGGAGGCTAAGATGACTGATAACGAAATCAAGTTTCTTGAAGATTTCACAGGATACCACTTTCGTGGGTACTTTACTCCCGAATTGCTAAATTCTGGAAAGGTAGAATTCAAGCATGGCGACATGTTCAGCATCACCGGAGCAGACGAGTTCACCGAATTACGATTCGGACACCTGTACGTTCGTAACGGGATGATTGTCCGCTTCGGGTTCGAATACGTTTGCGGGGAAGGGTTCCGCATCGTGGCCGATTACCCCTGTGACACAGTTAGGCTTGGGCATTATCTGGATAACGAGGGTAAACAGCAAAAGCTGAAAAAGGAAATGAGGGTACCTATTGGCTTGATTACCGAGGGAAACTCTGTCAATCTCCTTCACCACATTATCAAGGAACTGAACAAGGACTAGTAGCCAAAGGAAATTTCGTATGGCCCTGAAATGCGATGGCTTAAGAAAACAGTATGCAACGGAGCTTGAAAAATTCCATTTCTATGAGCAAGGTTTGCTAATCGCAAAGCAAGATATTCAAAAGACTATTGGTGTACATCCATCTTGCTATAACGATGAACAACTGTCTGCTATTGCTAATTATGGCGCACACAAGTTCGTAGTAAAATGCGGTGCCGATAAATTGCGCAAACTGAAATACCAAATTAGAGAATACGACAGAGCTCATAGTAGCTAAATAAAAAATAAAGCCCTACCGAATGGTGGGGCATTTTATTTTTTGTTCTATTGCTTTTCTTTTTCTATTGTTACTGTATTAACTTCTGGCCAAAGTCTACCGCCAAAGATTTCTATCAGAGCATCAGCAATTTCTCTTACCAGTACTACTTCTTCTCTTCTTTCAATAACATAATTTATATTTGCGAAAGATACTGTAAGATCAACACCACGATCGGCGGTTGCAACCCTAAATTGGTCATTTTTGAATTCGCATCCTTCTGGAAGGTTGCCATTGGTTTCTACAATGATCTTTATGTCTAAATATTTTAGACTAACGAATTTTTCAAAATTGTTTACAATTGTATCCGTTATGTGCTTCTCTATATCGCCGTCTTCTCGTTCGACAAAGAATCTATCGATGAAATTCTTAGCTATATTTTTAAGAGCTTCAACTCGCCGATTCCATTTCTCTTCGGCTTGCTTCTCTTCAGCAGCTCTTTTGTCTGCTGCAGCTTGCTCAATCTTTTTGAACAGATCTACTACCATATTATACTCCTAGATATTTAGGCACGGAATTGTGCCTAGGACGGGTTGTAATTCGTCCGAAGTTTAATATGATATCGAAAAAAAAGAAAGCCCTGCCGCACGGCAGGGCTTAATATTAAGGTGGTGTATGAAGATTAGTTTAGGATCTTAGCGATCTCATTTACATTAATCGTAAGTCTTTCGTGATACATAATAGTCCCGTCTTCGTCGGAGTGCCATTTCGACACTAGGATGACGAAGTCGCCCCTGAAGAGGATACCAGCATTTTTCACTTCGGCCTGCCCATTTCTGAAAATAAGAAATCCGGTGAATCCGTCATGGTATTCACCGAAGACTTGGTAGCTCTTCTCTCCGTGATGGAGAACAAAGTTTGTGATAACCATGATCGTGTTCTGGATGAAGCCAACGAAAGCAATGATCGCGTTCTTAATCTTTTTCATAACAGTACCTCCAGTACCGTTCATGGGCGGAATTGCCCAAGGACGAATCTTTATTTTTGATTCGTCGCAATTTAATATAGGAACATAGATAAATTTTCTACGAAAAAATAAGGGTAGCCGAAGCTACCCAAATTTAGTAAACCTGAGCTATGCAGTTCATCAGGTTTTCTACTACGAAGATAATCAGCCCTATCACAATTGTCGCTATAATGACATATTCTGAGATATGGGAAAGATTTACTTCTTCATAGTCCTCGCCCTCTTCAAGTTTCTTATAGATGTCTGTGCATACGAATGGAGCTATAAGCCACTTCAAAGGGTTGCCTGTCGGCGAAATGAACTTCCGGACAGTGACCTCATGATTTTTTCCAAAGTCATCTGTGTACGGAAGCTCTTCATGAATTTCTACAAAGCCAAATTTCATTTTAATGGCAGCGAAATTTTTAGCGAAGCATTAAAGGTATTCTTTTGCTTCAGAGAAGCCGAAGGTAACGGTCATTTCTTCACCTGCGGCGTTCGAAATCTTGTCGGTATTGTCATCGAAGGATTCGCAATCGTTGAACCACCTTCTGGCGACAATCATAGCAAACTTGGTCTGTGCGATCTTGGTTCCAAGTTCACGCTTTTCCTTAGTAAGATTATCAAACATTTCGATAATCTTCTTGCTCTTTGCATCATCCGTCTTGCACTTGGCAAGTTCCTTGTCGATAATCTCGATAATCTTTCTGAGAAGGACAATGGAAGGAGTCGGCTTTTTCTTTGCATCGAGCGCGTCTTCGATCTTCGGGACGCTAGAGAACTTAGCAAACTTGCTATCAAAGTTGAGGGAGAGATAGAAGTCGTCTTCGTTCTTCTGGATAGTGGACGGAGGATTGAAGCCTTCAGAAGTAATGCCAAGGCTTGCAAGCCACTGGGTTTCTTCGTTGTCTTCCCACTTGTTCTTTGTAGTGAGGGAAGAATCAAGGCCCTTCTTGAGCCATCCAAGGTACTTGAGCTTAAACTTAAGTTCGAGGAGATCGTATTCCATCTTCGTCATAGTGGCCTTCTTTACGCCACGAGCACGATTGATGTTGATCACCGGGAGCTTAGAAATGTCCACGTCAACACGGATAAGACCGTTGCTGTCCTTAGTCTGTTCGCCAAGCACAACAGCCTTGTGACGGGAGATTTCCTTAAGCGTTTCTTCTGTCAATTCGAGTGGAAGGATGTTGGTATTCACCAACCCATCCTTGACGATATTGTAGTTGCGATAGACGGTCGAATTCATCTTAGTCTTGCCGAAGTTGTTCTTCGGCAGTTCGAGTTCGACATCAATCTTAATACGGGCATTGAGGTTAGCCCTTGTTTCGTTCCAAACGAAGTTATCCACCGGATAACCCTTGTCGATCATCGTCATCTTGACATTGGTTTCTTCCTTCTTGTCAAGAACTTCCTTGAGTTCGGAAGCAGTCTTGGCATTGGCAAGCTTAGCCTGATCTTCAGCCGAAAGAGCTTCGGACTTAGCTACAGACTTGGAGCCGATGCGCTTGTAAGAGGAAGCAAGTTCCAAAACCTTAACAAGATTACCCTTGGTCTTCTGCAAGTCATTGAAGAGATCGACAATGCAGTAATTGGCTGGCGATGGTTTGTACTTCGGGTCAATTTCACCACGAAGAGACTCGTCAAACACAGCCTTAAGGAGTTCGTCTTGGAAGATGAAGAGCTTCTGCTTACCGAACGAGTTAGCATAAAGCTCGATAAATTTCTTGTCGCCAATAGCAGCGAGAACCTTTTCTGTCCAATCGTACTTGAGCATGTCTGCAAGAATGTATGCAGCAGCATAAAGGAAGGACTTGTCTTCGCCTTTCTTGGTCTTCTTGGTCTTTGCGTCGGTGATATCGCTGTTGGTGAACGAGTAGAACGTCTTTACACCTTCAGGGAGAGACACCTTGCCATTGTTAGCAAAGGATACGTTAATAAGCTTGGTAGCCGGGTTCACAAAGAATACCTTGGGAACGGTCGGGCTGACGTTTGCTGTCACAGTAGCCGGAATGTCTACTTCAACGATGGATACAGAGCTTCCTGCACCACGGATTGCTGCTTCGAACTTCGGCTCATAGGACTCAAACTTTTCAGCGGTAACCTTAGCACCGCCGAGTTCGGAAGCCATCTGAGACAAAGCATTGGAGTCAGCGTAGTAGCCGTATTCAATAATCGTAGCACCCTTGATGTGGTTCTTGATTTCCTGAAGAGCCTGAATTACATCAGCGAACGGACTTTCGTTGTGACCTCCGTCACTCAAAAAGATCCAATTCAAGCCGTGAGTAGCCTTGCTTACGAGCTTCGCTGTTTCCTTAATCGGATTGACGAAGTCCGTACAACCGCCCGGAGTCAAGAAGCGGTCGATTGCAGTATGGAGCTGCTGAAGCTGTTCCGGCGTAGAGCACTTCACGAATTCTTTAAGAGTTACACACCTGTTTCTTCCTGCAAATGCAATGATCGTAATTGTATCATCGTCCTTGACCAAGTCGCTAAGGCGATTCTTGAGCTGGCGTCTCATGAGAGGGAGTTCATCCCACATGGAGCCGCTGATATCACAGCAGAACACATGGTCTACTGCGGTCTTGATGGTCTTAGAAGGCTTGTCAGCCTTAACGGTGACAGAGTGAGCATTTACAAAGAAGTGCTGCGTAATTTTTTCACTTCTCGTGGATAATGTGATTTTATTAGACATAGAGTCTTTCCTTAATTAACCTTGAAACATTTCAAGGCAAAGAATAATATAAAAAAGAAAGGGCTGAAGCCCTTAGGTTAAGGCATCACCACTGGATGCGAATCTTTTTCATATTGCAATTTAGCTCAGGAGAGAATGCGGTGCATTGTTCGTAGACATTGTATCCGGCTTCGTGAGAAATACTTGTGATCTTTTCTGCGAATCGTTCGCTCACAACAATATCCAAGAAGTTTACGTTCGTAGGAAGCGAATGACCGATTTCGAGTTCAATATTCTCAACAAGTTTCGGAATCTTTGTGTCAATGGAAAGAGCTTCTTCTTTGATAGTTTTGATATTTTTCATTTTTACCTCTTTCGTGTTTACTTCTTTGGACGGATGCTTACACTGTCCGAATCAATGGAAATATAGTCTGCTATTGGGTTGCGGTCACATTCTTTAGACGAAGCCTTTTCAAGAATTCTCCATACTTTCTTGCCGTCGTCGGTCTTAATAAGCGTAGCCTTGTAGACACGATACCAATGCTTGTTAGTATAGTAGACGAACGGGAAGAAGAATACTTGGCCTTCATCATGGACTTCTGTGGGTACCAAGAATCCCGGATGATTTTCATTCAGCTTGTGCAGGTTTCGAATGCCCGGAGCACTGAATCGGTTAGTAGGAGATTTGAAGGCAACCACATAACCATCTGGAATATCGATCTTTACATTCTTCGGAACCGGAGGGTTATTGGTAGGTTCCACAGCTTTTACTTCTTGTTTGTTCTTCTTAGAAGTCTTCTTTGCCTTTTCAGGACGACCTTCCATGATGGTATATCCATCTCCGGAGATTACCGTTGTAAGGGTTTCTTCGCAAGGTCTTGAAGTCTTGGTTTCCTGAATTTCCCAACACGGTTTTTCACATCCGACAGGCTTTATTAGCTTAGCCTTATAGACATGGCGCCAAATTCTGTTTCCGTACTTGTCGGCATAAGCTACGTTTGGGAAGAAGAATGTATCTCCGAGAGTACGCTTAGAGTTGACGATAAGACTTCCCGGATAACCTTCTGGCTTTGCGGTGCATAAGGCAGATGTACGTCCGAAGAAACGGCGTCCATCCTGACTAGGCGGATAACACATTGCAAAGGCCTTACTAAGTTTTTCAAGAATCAAACCAGCTGGAACTTCAGGGCCGTCTGCCTTAGCTTCAGCTGCTTTCTTTGGAGCTTTAGGCTTCGGGCTTCTGGGCTTGGACGGCTTCTTCTTTTGTTCATGGATCTTAGAAGCTTCTGCGAGTTCTTGGCTGCTATAGACTGTGTCCATATGTTCTTTGTAAACAGCTGGCCAGTCTACCATCTTTGTCCATTTTTCAAAAGCGTTGTCAAAGACTTTGACAAGGACATAACCAACATGAGACGTATTAACCAGATTACAGGCTAATACTAGCTTAACAAATTCTTGGCAGCTAATATAGCTCTGCTTATTCTTTAAGGCTTCAAGGCGATTGTAAATTACACGAACTTCTGCGTCCTTTAAGATAATGACAGAGTCGCTACAGTTGTCATCAAAGTTTATCATCATGATAGGCATTAAATCAACGCGCCCACGTTTCTTTTCAGCCTTTAAGTCCGCTTCATTGTATACACGGTATCTGGAGTATCTAAGCAAGTAAAGCAAGCTGTTGATACTAGTCCTTTCTTTGACTTCAACAACATTAAACGCGCCAATTCGTTTTGTTACTTCCATATCCGGATCATCCGCATCGCTTACCGTAAGCTTCGGGATTGTTCCTAGAGTTTCGTACAAAGCTTTAAAGATATTCGAATCGAAATATCGAAGATTCTGAAGACATTGTATGATTTCGTCTAAGCTTGCAAAGACGAAGGATGATTGCGCTGCACGTACAGAACGTCTGAAGTCGCAGATATAAAGCGTGGTTTTTGAGTCTCGTCCGTAGTCTGCCGGATGAGGAACGACTGATACTTTAATATCACTTGCATTTAGAGTCTTGAGCATATTCTCGCATGTGCGATCTAATGCAAAAAGACTTGGATCAAATGAGAGATTGATGGCCATCATAACCTCTGGGTTAAGCCTTGAAACATCTCAAGGCAATTTGTAATATAATAAAAAAGAAAGCGGCACCTTTCGATGCCGCTTGAGAGATATATGAGTCTGTAAATCACCAATGCAGCTTTAACGAGCCACCGTCGCCAAAGCTTCCGCTAACTCTAAAGCCTAAATCTTTCAAACGCTGTTCGATTACTTCAAAGGTTCCGGGCTGAACTAGAATCGAATTATTATCCCCATTGGACACTAACTGGAAAGTATCATACATCGGACTCTTTATAATTTTGAATTCGAATTCGCGTATGTTACAGTTGGTAGGGCAACCTGCGAACTTTGATAAGACTTCTTTGATGTCTTCTACAGCGGCATCAATAATCTCTGTATTCTTAAGGTTCTCATTTCGGATCTTGGTCTGCTTTTCGAGAATTTCTGTTGCGAAGCTCATGCTTACTCCACGATTGCATTTTGAATATTGTACACTGTGCGACCGTCATCGCAGTTAAAGTCGTAATGGCCGTGGCTATGATAATACGGGTGGCCAGTACAGATGACTCCGCTACCGGGGTAATAAAGCTTTCTTGACGGCGCGTTTGCCTTAGCTTCTCCGCAGCCATTGACGATGAAACAAAGTGCCACTACGGGCAGGACAAATTTCAATTTGTTCATTGGGTTCTCCTATTGTAAAAGCCTTTGGAACTGCATCATATCTTGACACAGCAGATTGTATTGTTCGTGGTATGATTCTTGGGCATAACCCCAACCACGGGCCGGATTGAACTTCAGATACTCCTTGATAGCGTTAATGAACGGGACCGAACATTTTAAAGGGTCAATCATAATTTTCATGACGATATCGTTGAATACCTTTCCTTTCAGAAACTTTGTTTTCCTCGGATCATTACCGACGATACAAAGATGCTTAAAGAAAATTTTGTCAATGAACTTAGGTGGCTTCTTGATGTTCATCAAACAAGCGTACAGCAATGGCAGCTGATCATCTGTGCAGCTTGCAATCCAGATGGTGCTCCAAACAGCTTGCTTAAGAAGAATCGTCTCTTCAGGTTCATGGAGGTTTTCTCCGATAAACCTGATATAAGATCTGGTCCACTCATGATTCTCCCTTATAGTTTTATAGCTGAATTTTTTCTTTATCATTAGTTGAATATTCCTTTTAGAATTTCAATAGCCTTGTCCTCTGAAATAGGACAAGGCTCTCCATACATAAGACAATTCTTGTGACTGAGAATCTCAATCAAAGGTGGAACGCACGAAATCGGATCTGCTGCTAAGGCTTTGCACCAATCTAGCAGCAGCTTGTACTCATTAGTAAAATTGATTTGATGGATAATACGGCGTCCAAGATAGTCAAACTCATCGGCGCGAATCCATCTATTGTTCCATTCTACATCAGAAGGCTCGGCGTTGTCTATATCCCGAATGGTATCCTCGACTTCTCCAAGAAAGGTCTTCACGTATTTCAGCGGAGGCTGGTATTTATTGGATGTAGGATCCGTGACCGTAAACTCCATCGTGGTATAATCTGTAAACCATGACATTTTCCCTCCAAATGTTTTACAGAATTTCTCACCGTCTTCGGTGAGATTAAGTTTGGCACCTGCATAAGCTGTCATAATGGCGTTCATTATACCACTGTTGTGCATCTCGGCGTCTATGTTCCGCTCAGACATCTGCTGAATTCTCCTCTTAAAAAGTCGATATCAACAGCAATTTGGCCGTTTTGGTAAAACGGATGATACTTCGTCCTTCGCTCTTCGAGGAATCTGATGATCGGCTCAAAGGTATCTAGAGGAAAGAGATTCATGACATTTGCCAATTTAATAGCATGGTCATTCAATCCCGGTACTCCGCCTATCTTCTTAGTTTTGTACCAATCCATTATCAGACTGACAAAGTCATCGTCAAGATTCTGGCGAATCCATATAAGACGATACGTCTTTATATATGGAAGCTCGTCCATGATGAGCTTAGCTATCTTCATACCATCCATAAACGGACGGCAAGAATCTAAGTACAGCTCTTGATCCACTTCCTTTGCAGTTTCTATATGACAATTGTACAGTACTTCGCTATACCGAAGGTAGTTTACTCCGGGAATAATTGGCGCAGTAATCTTTAGCGTTTTCATAAAATCCTACTGAATTAGAGCGTTAAAGGCATCAATGGCATCTTGGTGCTTTTGGACTTCTGCCTTTTGCCAACTTAAGAATTCATCGGTAGCAAAAGCCCGAAGAACCGCTTCGTTTGTAAGGTTTTTAATCTTTCTGCGAATGGGCGAGATCAGCAGCTCGGCGTATCCAAGCGGATCCGCTTTCACACGAAGCTCAATAGTTTTAAAGTCGGTTGACTTACGGAAGCGTCCGGCCATTTTGCTGTAGCTAGTAGCATTCCTAAGAGTACGCCGGATCTTTCGGCCTTTAAAACCTAGCTTCTCTATAAAATCATTTTGGAATGTCCGAAGGTCAGTATTCTCTTCAGGTTCACACATTCCAAGTTGTAATCCCATCCAGATTGCTTGTTCTAAATCCATATGTTTTCTCCTATAAAGTCTTGGGCGGTATAACCCTCTTTACGATATAATTCTAATCTTGTACTAAACCTCTCAAGAGGTTTTTGTACTTCTCTTCGTAAGCTCGCGCTTCCTCTCCGGCTTTAGTTCCGTAGGAGCTTTCAACTTGGATAGAGTATCCATTTAGGTCTATGAACTTTATGAGACAGTCGATATAGCTGAATTGGCCTTGTTCCAGCTCTACCTTCTTAAGAGGATCGACCACAATTTCTTCGGCCATCACTCTTAGGTATTCACAGAGATCATAGTTAAGCTCGTCATCGTCCACAGCAGAATGGGCCTCGTCGTATAGGTCGTAATCCAGACTCTCGAACAAGTCGAACGGATTTCCCTTAAAGCAACGATGGTACTCATTTGTCCAGTATTCAAAACTTCGAGCAAGGACAGTGACATTAAAGCTTTTGACGAACATGACGAAGCTGTCGTGCATTGTTTCGCCAAAATCATACTTCTGCTCGTAGTAGCTAAGCACAATCGCTTCGACAACACTCTTTACGGTGTCGTTCATTAGATGCTTGTTAAACATATTACCCCTGAAGAAGTTCTGATAAAGTATCAATGTAACCGCTAAGGAGATGACTTTCTTCAGCGGCTTTTTGAGATTGGTCATCGTAGTACAATACCCGTGACCCGTACATTTTGATAAATCCCTCCATTCGTCTTTTTTCTTTCTCAAGGATTTCCGTCATGACTGGAACAGCGGTCACCGGATCCAAGACTATTTGGTTGATGACGTCAATAATCGAATTAAGATGTAAGACAGAATACTGGGTTTCGTCAAAGAGCTTAATCTCTCCGTACATAGCCGCGCACATCAAAGAGTGTCTGGCTCTGGCGAAGATGAATCCAAAGGCTTCCCAGTACCTTAGATTTTCAGTATTAGTCTCAGAAATCATCAGACTTTCCGAGACAAGTTTGTGGCACTTAAAGAAGATGTGAGACAGCTTTAAGTAATCCACTCCGGCAATTCTGGATGGGGTAAAGGGCATAAGTTACCTGTGTTTAAGAAATTGGCATAAGCTTCGTCAAGAAGTTGAGCTCCTCGTCCTCTTGCGACAAAGAAATCCGTAAAGCCTGTTGTGCCTTCTATACTTAAGATTGTTTTAAACATTGTCACGTATTTCTGCGGATCAGTTGATATAACCCTTTTAAGTTCCGCTTCAAGACAATAAAGCAGATGGTCGCTATCCTTATACTTAATCCAGAGCTGAAGTCTAGCATTGTCAACACTAAGCTCCTTGGTCAGAGCTTCGTATTCTGCTTTCAAGTCTTCTCGGTTATCATCAAAGGTTACATATCTAAGTATTGTAAGGCATTTGCATAAGATGGCTGAAAATACGTATCTTTCTTGTTTCATTGTAATAACCTTAGCCTTTCCAAGACTGTGATAGATTTGTTGATATGGTATCTGGCTCTAGAGGTATGAGCACTATTAAGCTCTTCTCTAAGACAATCCAATACCGGCTGATAGTACTTAAGCGGATCTAGTTCCATTAGATCTACAATCCTCTTAGTTTCTGTCTTCATTTCTTCTTGCGCTGCGGATTCACCAGATTTGTCAATCATTTTTGCGTAATCAGCCGAATCTGGTATCTGCAAGAGGTCTCTGCCATAAGCAGAAAACATTGTAAACTGAAATATTGCCGTGATAAAATCGCAAACTTCTTCTGGCAAATCATCACTCTTCTTTGTCGGAGCGTGTGTATCTTCTAGTAAAGTCCTGCAAAATATTATTAACGAGGACTCTTCTTTATTCAGGACTTGTGTATCCATTGATGAAATCCTTTATGTGCTCGTCAAAACTGATGTTCATGTCCTTTAGGTCTGATTCCGAAAAGATGCCTTTAGCAACTTGAGAGATTCTGGCGAGCGAGTTAATCGGATCCAAGTCTACATAGTCACGAACCATTTGGCCAATGGAATCAATCCAATCTTCTATCGGTCTTCCTTTATCTTCCGTAGAAGTAAAGAGGTCGTAGTTTTCTTTCCACTTATCGAAGGCAGTCGTAATCTCCGCTTCAAAAGAAGGAAAGATAGCGATGAGGTTGGCCATTCCTGCACGGCTGCAGAAGGTAGAGATCCAAGTTCGGTAAAGGATTGTCTTTGGTTCGACGACCATCCTAAACGGCTTCTTTTCTTTTAGAATGAAGTCTTTTGCTAGGTTTATTGCTTCGTTTCTTAGCCCTAGACTGATTGATTCTAACAAGGGTAACTCCTCTGTTATAGATTGTAGCGTTAACAGGAATTTTAATGCTTTCTCCGGTATAGCTAGAATACTTCAAGAAGATCGTTGCGCCTGTTCGCAATTTTCTTTCCAAAAGTTTGTAGTACCCACCCCGTACAGTTTCTTCAACGTTATCCACGTTGATGTCTATGACAAAGTCTAAGTCTCCTTCCGTAGATACCGAAATAGCATACGGAATAGAAACTTCTCTAGGAAACAACATAGTTGGGTGAAGGGTCAGTGGCTCGTCTTTCTTTACAAGACGAAGCTTTTTGATAAATTCTGATGCTGAATTGGTGTACATCTGTATCTCCTTTTGTCGGGATTTAATATACTACAAAAATAAAAGCGTACCTCGCGGTACGCCTTTTTATAAAGAGGACTTAGACAATTTCCAAGTTCGGAACATAGGACTTAAGGTTGATTGCCTTTCGTTTGAATTCCATAACTTGAGCACGGTTAGCGATAGCCATGCGTACGCCTTCGGTCAGATTAGCGCCATCGTTACGAATGAAGTCGTCGATCTGCTCGTATGTAAATCCGAGCTTTTCTTCGTCTGTCATTCCAGACAAGCCGTCAGCCGGAGCCTTGAGCACAAGGTCTTCAGGAAGACCAAGGGCCAAACCGAGCTGGCGAACTTCAGACTTGGTAAGACTGCCGATAGGAGCAAAGCTTCCCATATCGGCCCAGAGGGTAAAGTAACCCATCATGAGCTCCGATAAGTTAGCTGTGCAAATCACCACGGATTTCGGAACGTACGCTTGAGCAACGCCGTATTCCACGGCCTGACGGACACGCGGAATAAGGTTAGTCTTAGCCTGAGAATTCAGCGGTTCCTTGGTATTAGGCCCTGCCAGCTTGATAGTGGCTTCAGCAGCCATACAAGCTAGCGCCAGATTAGCTTCGAAGGTATGCTTGATCCCTGCAGCTTTTACACAACGGCGAGCGTCTTCGATATCGGCTTGAACGCCATTCGGCATGTAAATGCCAAAGACGTGGTCAGGACCAATAGCGTCCACGAGAGCCTTGCCGACAACAAGGGAATCCGTACCGCCGGACATCCCCAGAACGGCATTTTCTGCGTGACAATCGGTCATGATGACCGGAATCCAAGCTTTCAGACCTTTGATAACGGCGTTGAAATCGTTAATCTTCTTCATTATGCAGCTTCCTTTTCGATGACTTCAATTTCGCACGACCTTGCAACTGCAATAGCAGCCTGATGGTTTTCCGGCGTAGTACCTGCCGAGAGGTATGCAAGCCAGACAATCTTCTTGTCCGGGAACATAACACGCAAGATTAGCAGGTTGCTAATCACGCAGATATCGGATACAAATCCGAAGACATAGAGTTCTTCGGCTTGAACCACAATACGGTCGAACTTGGCCCATTCGAAAGTACCAAAGGTGGGTTTTTCAATGATGTCGTAGCACTTGCCTTCAGCGGCTTCCAAGACTTCTGGAACCAAATCAAAGTCTTTCTGGGCTTGATCCGGAGCTTCTTCGTCCGAGCAGCAGTGCAAGACACCAAGCTTTTGGCCTTCAAGAGTGTATGGGAAAAGTTTGCTGTTGTGTTCATCTTGAGAGAAGATGAGCGGACCTTGGAAGTCCTTTATAAACTTTTTAATCTTCGGAAGAAGGGCTATTGCTGCGTCATTCTTGAGCGAACCACGGGTGAATCCTTCTTGGATATCGATTCCTATTGCTGTTTTCATTGATGTTTCCTTTGTTTGTCAAGAAAATCTTGGATGATTGTCTTGTGGTGGAATGCCATCTCCGGCAAATCATAGATAGGCCAGAGCTTTGCTTCAGCTGCATCGTCAGATCCTGTAATCCTGTCTTCTTGGTCGGGCGGAATTCTTACAGAGAATGCCACATCGACTACACGAAGTCTGGGATCGAAGCAATGAGCGTAAGTCTTAATTTGGTTGAACACGTTCGGAGGAAGATCGACTGTTGTTTCTTCCTTCAGTTCTCTCGCAGCCGTAAATGCAATATCACAGTCGGCAAGGTCGAAGAATCCTCCGGGCAATGCCCAGTAATTCTTGTATGGATAATTCTTGCGGCGAATGAGCAATACTTCTTCGCTAGGAGTATAGGCTACAATATCCGCAGTAACGGACGGTTCAGGATATCCTTTGATTTCCATAGTCACGCCGTTTTGCTCCATGAATTCTTGGAACTTCTTGTTCATTTCTTCTTGAAGCTCTTTGGGATCTGCGCCTTCCTTATGCCATTCGATATGAAGGGCCTTTTCATTGGTGTAATTTTCCAAGAAATTGTCCATTTCGTTATCGTAGTCAGGGCCATTCTGCCCATACAATCCTTTGCAGAAGATATGGAAGTAGATAGACCTGAAAGTCATCAGGTCAGCCTTGGTCGTCTTAGAGAGAAACATAGCCATAAACGGATTGCTTTCCAGATTATGACGAATAGCAGTACTAGATACGCCTTCAGATCTTATAGGCACGATCTGGTACTTAGCCTTTTCCCAAGCCTTGTAGATCAGCTGATCACGGAGAACTACCAACGGAGTTTTGATAGTACGAGAGAAGACCAAGAAGCTTACCATTTCTATAATCTTGTCGGAATCCTTCCAGAGTCCTCTAGCGATAGCTTCAGCTTGGTCCAAGCCAATACAGACAGTTGTATTTTCAGGCGTGACTTCGTCAAAGGTCATGGACTTGAGCTGATCGGCCATACGCATATGTTGGAAAGCTACACGAATCTTGTCTCGCTGAATTCCGGTCGGAGTTTCGGTCAACAAGATTTCAAGCATAGCCATACGTTCGGCTGCCGGAGCGTGATAGCTCTTTTCGTCGTTGTTGGTAATAAGGATAATGAGCTGGTCTTTCTCTTTATCCATTATTGATGCGATAGTTTTGATAATTTCTGCGTGTGCAGCGGTGGGCGGATCGAAGGCTCCGCCAAAGACGTATCTTTTCATTACGGCCTCCAGTGTTTCTTAGGGAAAGTTTTCTCGTAAAAATCCTTGACAAAATTCTTGATGGCTTCTTGGTTGCCCTTGAGATACATGAGATCGCTAAGAGGACGATAGTTGAAAGCGCGCTTCACTTCTTCGACACGAGTTTCATTCTTGCAGTTGCACTTGCCCGGAACGTCCGAGAGCTTAACTGCCAGAATTCCATTGACTTCTTTCAGCTTCATGGCCATATTAAGCGGATCCCCTCCGACATTGTTGGTCAGGAAGGTACCTTGGCCAATGCTGACAAGAATACGGCCCCAGAAGTAGTTAACAATGTCTACGACATCATCATCTTTGAGCGAGTCGCTGAAGCATCCAACCTTAGTCAGCGGATCAATCTTGTTGTACTTAAGAGCTTCAATGAAGATGTCGCCCCAGAGGAACGGGTCAAAGCTGTCGTGTCTTGCGCCAGTAGAGAGATTCATAAAGCGCTTTGTGAATGCCTTAAGGAAGGCGAGCATTCCGTAGGTATCGCTCAGGAAGATCCCGAGGTCGCCATCGAATTCCTTTGCCCAAGCATCGAATGCGGCTTCTTGAGAATCTTCCAAACGGACACCAAATAGACCTTGGAACAGCATCTTCCAAGAATGCGCGAACGTTCCAATCGGCTTTACGCCGAACTTCATTGCAAAGTATACGTTGGAAGTTCCAACGAATGCTAAGCAACGTTCGATCAAACGCCTGATGACTTTTTCGTGCCAATCGTGAGATGCACGGCGACGGGTACCAAAGTCTGCGAGCTGGAAGTGCTTTCCGGCGTTCCATAAGTCGTTGTACTTGTCAATAGCTGCGTCAAGCTTTACCATGCCCATGTCATAGTCTACGCCTTCTTGGTCAACCATCCAAAGTTCTTGGACAATCGGCATTACTAGTGTTTCGAACCAGTGTGTGCGTTCTTCCGGGCCGTCTGTAGCAATACGAAGCTGATCTTCATAGGATTCTACAGTAATGTACTTGCGCTTGAGACGCAAATCTTCGAGCCATTCAATGTAGTCATAGGTCAAGTACGGAATGCTGTCAAGGTATTCGAGTTCATCTGTACCATGACGCAATTCGCACAAGTGGTCGATCTGGTACTGGACTTCGTCCTTCAGGTATCCTGTCTTCGCCTTTTCGGAGCGAATGATAAGCTCCCACTTTGTATGGGCGCTCTTTACTTGATGGAAAATCGCTTGACCCATAGTGTACTTATAGAAGTCCGTATCGGTCAAGTGGTTTATGATAAATTTATGGTGGGCCATCTGTACCTCTGTTGTTAGATGTTGGCTGTAATATAATATAAAAATCACCGGATATGGTAGATACCATATCCGATTTAAATTTTGTAAACTCAAATCAATATGGCTTTGCCTAAGGCAAAGCCACAAGACCATCACGGGCTTTACCTACGAGGTAAAGCGATTGAAGAAATAGCGAAAACGATCTTTTTCATTTTTAATCCTTTTGTTAACAATAATAAGTTAGGTTATTCTTGGAGAAGACTTCTCAGTTCTGCAATGTGATTAGAGAACAGGTTGGTGTATATCCGGCCATTACGGTTCGGCTGTTCAAAAGCAAAAACCCTTGTTATTGACTGTTGCCACTCTTCTAATCTCTCCACACACGGCAAAGCATACCGAATTGGATCTAGTTGCGCCAGATTTGCAAGACGTTGTATAATCTTATATCTTTCCGGATCTTTGTTGCCAAGTCTTAGCTGCTCAGCTTCTGTGTCGCTGATGCCAAAGACTTTTTTGGCAAAGTCTGTCCAAGCGCTGTCGAGACCCTGAAACAGAGATTTTTCTATAGCTTCTTCTAACTTTGTCATAAGTCATCCTGTGCGGTTACATAAGGATTTCCTTAGCAAGATCAGATAAGCTTAGAGTAATTTCTCGTTCCAGAGAGTAATCTACATAGTGACTTGAACCGTCATCAGCAAACTTTATAGGCTCCGCGCACATGTCTTCAGCAAATTCGTTACAAAAGAAGTCGAAGACATTGTTGCAGCCAGCTTTAGATCCGGTAAACCTTTCTAGTTTCTTCATTACGGCTTCGGCATTGCTTATGAAGTCCTTCATGTACTTGACGATACTCTCCAGCTCTTTATAGTACAAATCTGCTTGGGATTTGTCCGGTTTGTCGAGCTCGGGATTCTCGCAAAACTTTACTTCGATTTTAGTTGATTGCTTCTTTCCGTAAAGGATATTTCTAGAATATGCTCTCGAAGAGTGGCCAAATTCGGCTTCATACCTAAAGGATGGCTGTTTCCTAGTATCACCTGCGATTTGCATGATCTTAAGCAACGACGGAAGAATTGTTGTAGCTCCATCTTCGGTCATGACTTGTTTTCCTCTAAATACATTTGTACTTTCGAAGAATGAGTGGATGATATCCTTAGTCGCAAGCTTGTAGCATTCTTCCGGGTTACGGTCAAAATGCTCCTTCATAAATAGAAGGTTTCCGTCATGACACCACCTGAAGACTTTGAACATATTACGGTGGAAGATCAAAGCAAGCATCAAGCGGAAAATCTCTTTGGAATCACTGCGCTTTTTGAGAAGGTAACGTCTGTATGGTTCGTTAGAGAATTTCGCTCGGATCTCTTCTTCCGTAGGAATGGCAATCTTTTCGGCTGGTTCCATTTTAGCCAGAAAGATTACTGCTACTGTGGTTTTTGAGTAATCCATGATCTTCCTAGGGCTAGGAGTGTATTCTGCGTGGACTACATTCAAAACTTCCGTGACAGTAATCTTCACAGGGAAACAGATACCTCCGAACAGCGGATACTCAAATTCGAACGGAAACTTGAATATCCTTTCAATAAGCGGCTTAAGATCTACCTCGCCTGAGCTCTTTGAGTCTTCTATTAAATCATTTGGATACGGAAAACTCGGAAGAGTCAATCCAAGGCGAATATCAATCCCTTTGGTAAACAGCTCTCTGGCCGAATCAGGGAAATTCAACCCATCAGCTTGGCTTTCTTTATCTATCAGAAATACGTCGTCATAAATGGTATTGATTCCCGGATTTTCATTGCGAAGATGCTCTTTGTTAAAAGCATTAGCAATGTTTACCTCTGGTTTGAACATCATCTTCTGGGCTTTATCAGTTTTGTATTTATCCCAAAACTGGTAAAGCTCTTCACGAAGTTTGTCGTACCAAGGGTTAGAAGTACCGCTGCTAGTTTCGTAGAATTCAGTTGTCAGGATTGGGAACATAGAAAGTCCTATTTTTTGACTTCGGGTTCAGAAGCATTAAGTATTTCTTTAGCTGCCTTCGTAGCTACTTCGATGAAAGGAATTTCTTCGTATTCATCTTTATCGTCGCTAGTAGAAACATCTGAAAGGGCATTGCTTACCGTAGAAAGCCTAAAGGCTTCTTCTATCAATCCTATAGTATCGATCGGATTGATCTTAATCTTATCGCCAATGCTTTCGATCCACGAAGCGGCTACATCTTTCAAAGCGTAATTTTTGTATGCCGGGACTTCGTCAGACCACATAAAGCGCACATCGCCTTCGTCAACAGAAGCACAGTCCGTATATTCCCTAAACACAGCAAAGACCACTTGGTCAGAATGTTCAGGCTTCTTAGGACGGAAGAAGTCTGCAAGCTTGTAAAACATATCGTGGTCTTTATCGTCGCCTACAAGATAGAAGTTTTCCACGTTTACGAGCATTTTGCCGTCTTCATCAAGAACGTATCCATAGCCGCTGCTATCATTGCAACGCCAAAAGAGCGACATTACTTCCATAATTGCAAAGCAAGAGTCCTGCATGTCCATAGACCAATTTGGGGTAATGTACTGAAATTGTTCATTCTTTATGTGCATTTTTATTTCCTTGTTTAAGGTGGATTAAGTACAGAGATTAATATAAATAGGACAGACTTTCGTCTGTCCTATATTGTCATTCAATCTTCTTCAAGAAGTCGTCAAGGTTAAGCGACTTTGACTTGATCTTAGATTCGTGGAAGTTCTTAAGAGAAGCGTTCAGAAGACCAGAACCGATCTTCATAAGCATGAATCCAATTCGAGGAGTCTCGGACGGAATCATGCGGTAGTACATTTCTCCGGCGCACTTGTTGCAGATGTGCTTGCCAGTGCAGAACATCGGGCTACGAATCTTTACCACCTTTCCTTCAAGTTCCTTTAGGTTCTCTTCAGTCAAGAGGTATTCCTTTCCGGCATACTCGGCATAGCGCAAGTGGTACTTTTCCTTAGCGCCCGGCCCAATCTTTACCATAAGACCATACTTGGTCTTACAGTCGGATCCTCGTTTGTCTAAGCGCAAGTGTTGGAAGGCCATGTTGAATTTCTTCACCACGTAGCCGCCCATTGCGGTATCAATACCGCGAGAACATGCAGAGCCGATGCCGTTATCTGCGTAGATAGCGATTTCAGATTTCTTGATACCTTCTTGGAGAGAAGAATCAGCGAATCTAAACTTGGTGTTATCCTTACTTTCGTTCACCAATCCACGCATTGCAGAGGTTACGCCAACCACGTCCTTAGCGGATCCGCTAGCCATATAGTCATAGGCGGTCTTGTCCTTAATCTCTTCAACGAATTTAGACTTAACTTCGTCATCGATCTTGTTCAAGATCGGAACGTCTACGTTCTTTACGGCTTCGGCGTTTTCCTGCAAGAGCCTTTTCTTTAAAGCATTCACAGAAGGAATTTCTTTATAGATGTCGTTGCTCAACCCCGGAGCGACAAAGCTTGTAATGCCGTAAGAGAGCCAAGTCTCACGGTCAATGAAGTCCGTGTAGTCTAAAGAAGAAATCTTTTCTTCAAGCAAAGCCGAGGATAGCACTCCGTTGACCTTGTTGATAATCTTCTTCGTCCACGGCTCGTTAATGTAAGTAAAGAGAGAGGTGTACTTAGCATTACCGAGTAGAAAGAGGTTAGCGAGATAGCGTCCGGCGGTAGTGTCGATACTGCCGCTAAACTTCGGAATAACCGTAGCCGTTTCGTCAGAAGACCTTAAGGTAAACTCTCCTTCGAACGGAATCTTTTGCTTTCCGTCTACAAAGGCGAAGTTATCCAAAAGCCATTCTTTAGTGACTTCACTGTGCTTGAGGGCCAGCAAAGTCCTGATATTGTCTTCGGTAAGTTTCGGTCTCATCTTAGCCATAATTTCTCCTTAGAGATACAGGCGGTACTCGAAGTCAACTTGGGTGGTAGAGTAGAAATTGATTTCCGGGAAACGGAACTGCGTCATAACCGGATTACCTTCGGAGCTACCGATAAGCCTGATGGTATTGATAGGCTGTGGACGGTTGTTGCTGATGTTCATGACGTTTCCGGTATCTCCGGATCCTTTCACGCTAAGCTTAAAGCGAGCGAAAGCACCGTTTTCTCGGGTATAGATGATACGAGCTTTCTTCGCATCTGTTTCATCAGGTATATCAGACGGCCTATAAGATTCGGTTCCATCGAAGAACCCAATGGGAAATGTACCGAAACTGGCATCCAAGGTCTTTTCTTCGTATTCCGTAGGATAAGAAGCACTGCTGTCATAGCCTATGGTAAACTTGGTAATCATCTCGTTAAGACTCATGTTTAGCATCTTCAACAAGTAAGCACGGTCATCTGCATTAGGAGTATAGAAGCTATCGATCGAGATGCTACCATTGTGGACAAGCAAGTTGAGCGTGTAAACCTTGGCAAGAGCCGTGACCACATTGTGCTGATTAGCAAAGATAACCTTGCCAGTATTTGCGTCATAGGCGCTTACAACGCCTTTTAAAAGAGCTGAATCGTTCATAATTATTCCTATGCGTATACGTAGTATTCAAGTTCCAAGTCTTTAGTAGAGCTACCAAAGAAGTTTTCAGTCGGGAAAGTGATATGCGAGAACTGAATCGGCAGAGTCGGCATGTCTTCCGTCCCAACTCTTAGCGGTTCAAAAGTCGATGGATGATAAGGTACCGGATCTTCCGAAACATTAGCCAAGAACAAGCTAAGCTCATTGACCTTAGAATCCCATATGATTCCGTTCTTTTCTGTCTCGTCTGCATTGTCAGGTATAAGCCTTTGGATATCTTTCGCGGTGATTGTAATCCTAAACTTGCAAAGAGCCGTTTCGAATTCGTGAGCACCAAGTCTGGAAGAAGACTGGTCAATAGTGCCATTGGCTACGGTGTAGATAGTCTTAGAGGTAAGATCAGCGTTGGTAATCTTCTTAAAGTAGACGTACTTGTCCGGATCAAGCTTAGAAATACTCGGGTTCGAGTCATATTCATTTGTGATTCGGCTGAAAGTATAATCACATCTTTCAGAGTATCTTCCGGGCTTAAGAACACTTGACGGAGGAAGCCGAACGTAGTCCGAAAGGCTCGTATTCATATCGTAATTTTCTTCCGGGTCTAAACGCCTAAGTGGAACGATATGGTACAGGTTTAGGTCTTTCATCGAAGTTGCAGCCGGAATGACTGTATTAGGATTGGCTAGAGTACCGCCGTTTCCAAATGCAAAGCACGAAATCCAGCTCTTAGGATGGAACATCCACTTGGAACCGCATCCGTACCACCAATCTTCGTCTCGTTCTTGTTCGATCTCGGAGCTGCAAGCCATCATAGCCAGCAAAGCCTTTCGACCAAGAGTCGTAATTTTATTAGGACGATCCCAAAGTAATTTGCCGTCGCTAAAAGCTCTGACTCGTCCATGAAGGTCTAACATACCAAGATTCATAATTTACCTTTGAGTTCAATGAGAAGTTGAAGATTTGTGAATTCTCGTAATAACTAATCATTGCACCCCTTAACCATTCAATTCTATCGATAGGAATTACACTATGTTCGCAAATACCGACATCCAAATCAAGTTCCAGACGAACGGTCGTCAGTCTGCTATTGCGGCTGAATGCACTGTGATCGAAGCTCAGACCAACTTCCTCGTCTTCAAGGCAGACAACTCTCTCGCTTTCAGCGTTCCGTATGGCTGCATTGAAACCCTCAAGATCAACGGCGAAGAAGTCAAGGACATCTCTCAGGTGGGCATCACGAAGATTCTCATTGACGAAGAAGATTCTGGCTCCTCCAGCTCCTCTGGCTCTGATGAAGTTACCGCCGAACCGGAAACTCCGGCTTCTCCTGAAGAACCGGCTGTTGGTGGCTAATTAGCTTCTTTCAGAATTAATCTCCCATACCTCTCAAGGTATGGGAGATTGTATTACGATTGCACGATGTGAACAAGAACGTCATCTCTGGTCTTGAAGCCATCCCACTTCCAGATAGACCGCCAATTCTCATTGTGTAGTCCAGTATCAATTACGCCAAAGGGCGTTCCGACTACGCCGAATATATCAGGATGATACACGACTTGTTCGTACATGAACATTCCAGCTAGTTCGTCATGTGTCGGAATAGTACTAGGACTTACAGGCCCGGTAATCATCTCAATCTCAGGAGGATTAATCTGCTCACTTTCGCCCATAGTCTGTTCTCTATCGGCAAGCCCATAGAACGAGTCGCCAAAGAGAAGATGCTGGCCTGTCTTAGACAGATGGTCGTAGAATCCAACAAAGCTGTCTCCTATCCCGTCAGCCTTAAGCTTTGATCCGGAAATCTGAAGCTGCACTGTGTAGCTTACAAACTTCTCGACAAGCAAACTTGCGAATTCGGCCAGATATCCTTTAGAGAATACTTCAAAGTCCACGGCACCTTCTTCAAGGCCGCCGCTCTGGAGGTAATTAGAAATCTCTGTTGCAAGATAAGCCAAGACGCTTCGTGCCGATCCTATACCTTCTTCAAGGGCATCAGTAATAATGCCAAAGAGCAGCGGAGCTCTGGCCCTGAGAAAGTCCTCAACCGTAGCAGCACCAGAATAGACAGCAGACGGAAGCTTATTAGATTTCAAGAACACATCTTCGTAGATTTCTCGAAGGATCTTGCTTTCAGTAAACTCTGTGAAGCCTCCTTCTCGGCTGTAGGAACGGACATCTCCGCCATCCCATTCGACTTGGCCTTCAAGCGGATAGGGCAAGCGAAGGTTTTCAAAGACCTGCTGAGTTATAGTCTTGTCAGCATCCGTGGCCGGAATAGTCTGAATCCCAGAAGAGATAGCACCATTCAAGAAAGAATTGTCCGATACTAACGGGCCTGAGATAGCGTCCGGCGCATCCGCTACAAAGAAGAATATCTTTTTGAGTTCACGGAATACACGGAGAATAGACGTCAGAGCGCTAGACAAAGAGGTAGCGTTAGTGATGGTATTGATAAGGTTCTTGACATTCTGAACTTCAGACCACAACGTTCCAGATGGAGTAGTCGCTTTGCCGAATAAGACAGATTGATACTTTTCTGGAATGGCCGAATCTATTTCCATAATAAAGGACAAGATGTGCCAAGCCGTATCATCTTTGCCGATTACGTTGTAGATACTCGGTTGTGTATTCCAATTCGGCTTCATGTCTCCGGTGTTCATACTACCGATAGCTGTTTCAAGGTAGAACAACCCGAGCATTGCATATAGCAACGGAGTAGGGCCAAGATTCAACCCAGATATGCGTGGCAGACTCACAGCCGAAGGCTGAATATAGTGCAACAGCGCAAACAACAGGAGAGCGCCGTCATTTTGTTCTTCGATGTTAAGGTCGTTAGATATACCAATGTACTTAGACGGAACAATAATCAATCCGTCGCCAAAGTCTCTTTCAAGAAGTTCTTTGACCTTAGTAGCATCGCAGTTAGCGCTCCAGTACTTATCGTTTTCTGTAATTTTCGTGAAGTCCAATCTTTCGGTGTCAGGATAACGGATTAGGTATTCCTTTACGTTTGTGACATCGAACGGAATCTTCACGAAGAACAATTCACGATCGCCGCTTTCAGTGCTTCCGCTAGTACCCTTGCTTATCAGGTTGGGGTCGCCATAAACAATATACAGCTTATAGGCGTCAACCACCTGTCTTCCGAAGATATCCTTGATGACGATTCTCAAGGTCTCCGATGTACTTTTGGTACGGACTAGCTCACGAAGGTTCTTGATGACACGGAGCTGATACGAAGACGGAAGATCATCCAAGAAAGTAATTCCGAAGCTGTACAGCGCATTACGGATGTCGTACTGATTGAACAAGTCTACGTTGTAAATCTTTTCAAGGTCGGAATCCAGATAGGACATAATCGTCATGAGGACGATCATCCAGTTCACGAAAGTCGTATAATTCGGATCCCATCGCATTGCGCGATTTTCCATTGAAGCTACAAACAGATTTCTGTTTTCTGCGTAAAGCTTTAGGAATTTAACCTTGTCAAGATATTTATAGCGAATTTGCTTCTTTACCTCATTTCCATCAGCATCGATTTCGGTTTCAGTATCAGAGAGATAATAGTTCGACGAATCATAGTAAAGAATGCCGTGGTCCGGAGTCTGCCTAGAAACATTAGGCTCTACGCCATACTGACAGAATAGTAAGCGATAGTACAGGTTTGCTTCGAAAATGTTACCGCAGAACGGGGCGTCATCTAGGCCAACATTCTGAAGAGTCGTAGCTTCTCGAACTTCCTGTAAGCGTTTATTGCTGTTTCCGATGTAGAGAGAATTCTTGAGATAGTTTTCAAAGTAAAGCTCTACGCCGTTAGGGATAATATTGTACTCTGTAAACTGGGCATTCGGAAAGCCCTTTCGACCATACTTTTCAAGAAATGGAAGAGTGCCTTCGCAAGCGCTAATAAAATAAGATCCCCAAAGAATACTCGTAGTAGACTCGTAAGCATCAGCTTGATCTGCGTCTTTAAAAACGAACGACTTAGCGAACCTTAAAATTTCCTTCACGGTAGCTGCTGCACGGTCATCAATTATAGAATAAGCCATATAGTTCCTTGGAAATTTGTTCAATAGAAAGTTGAAGGTATATTAAATCGAGCACTAAAAGGAGTTGCATATGAAATTAGAAATCACAGAATATGATGATGGCAAAGCTTGCCTTGCTTTCGAAGATACAATCGTAACGGAATGCCTTGGAGACTTTTATCATCTGGCTCCGGATTATAAGATTCCTGAGAACTGCACGGTGTTGGATCCTCTTATCGACAGCGTTTACTTCAAAGACGGAAAGTACTATTTTAATGGAGTTTGCCTTGACAAACTCATTGTTCCTCCGAAGGGCAGTGAAGAAACAGGCTATCGGGTTCTTCTCTTGAGTGGTGAACATAAAGAAGCTAAGAACTTCGCTCATGTGGTAGAATTTATCTTCAGTGGCGATGGCGAATTTAAATTGGACGAATCTAATGGAGAAATCATACCATGCTGAGTGTCTGTAAAGAAATGAAAACCTTTCTGGAAGCTTGCGGCAAGGATAATATCTTTGAAAACGCACCGTTTCAGAAAGAATCCAAAG